CATTTTCATTCCTCTAGCTGCAATCTTTAACCCTCTTTCATCAGTCATTCCAGCGATGTCTATCATAGACTGCTCTAATGATGTTTCATTAAGGTCTGCTTGTGTTGCTAACGTGTTAGACACAGTTCCAGCAATAGTCGGGTGGAGTGTGCTAAATAAATTAACATTGTCACCTGATTGGAATGCATTTGCTGCTGCAATTCCAGGTAGACCTTGGTTTAACGGTGTAGCAGCTTTAATCTGCTTTGCGTTAGCCATAGATCTTGCTAGTGCTTTTGTGTATCTAGACGCAAGTCTATCATACAAGTTATCTTCCATAGCTTCTTCTGTTAAAGCAAATGCAAGAGCCACAGTTTCGTTTGTGTATCTCGCAGTGTATGTTTCTTGTGCGTTGTCAAATGCAACTGCAGAACCTTCAGGTTTTACATAAGCATTGGCAAAGCCAGATAACATTACTTCTTCTTCAAAAGCTCTGTCTGATGTTTCCTTCGCATAAATTTCTTCATGCTCAGAATCGTATCTTTTATACTCAAGGCCGAACAAGGCGTTTAAACCTGGCTCAAGCTCTTTTACGAGTTGTTGTCGTGATATAGCCATAATTTATACTCCTTATATCCCAGCTACGCCAGAGCCTAGTAAATGAGTATTAATCATTACTCTAAAATTCACATTCGTATCTGCGTAATCTGAATTTTTAGGGTCTCTTGACTTGCCGATTATTTTTAGTTGTTTTACAGTTTGAGCGATCGTACTTTGATCTAACTCCATAGCTGATACTCCGTTTATTGTTGTACCAGTTCCTGGTGCGACAACGTTTGCTGTCGAAAAAATGTCCGCTTGTGACATAGCCGCTGCCGCTGCGTTTGATTGAATTTCAAACATTTGGTAGGGACTGTCGTATACGAACGCTTCGATTTCACCGCTATTAGCAGGTGTAATTCCGCCTGGGTACTGATTTCTAAACGTAGGTTTTTGTGTTGTTGGGTCATCGTAGAAACATCCCCAGAATGCGCCAAGATTACTGACATTACCAACTGTAGTAATATCTATATAACCTGCGGCTACTCCTATAACTAAATCACCTTGGAAGATCGTTGAAGCGTCTCCAGGTAAAATATTATATTGAGTCATCCCAGTGGAATCATCTTGCTGACCAACAGTTTTTAACGGTCTAAGACCGAAAGCTGCATCTTGATTAGCCATATTATTTATCCTCTGTTTGTAACTATTTCTAGTTACGATTAATTTAAATTCGTTGGGTCGTAATTGTTAAAAAACTTTTACTTACCACCGAAAGATTTGCTAGAGCGACTATCATAACTGATAGGCATGCTCGGGTGCTGATCCCTCAGTAGATCGTTCTTAACTCCTTCAACTCTTTCCCTAGCTTTATCTGAATAAAACTTGGCTCGAGCTTCTGCGATCTCGTTAGGTATTCTGGCCAGCAACAGACCTCCAACTCCAATAAGTCCCTTGTATTTACCGTCTCCTACAATTGGAAAACTGGCACCTTCGTATTCGTCGGCTCTAACTAACTCATACCCTGATCTTAATTTAGCAGCGATATTTTTAGTGTCGTCGAATCCTAGGCTTTCAGCTCTTATCCATCTGTGTCGGAATCCATCCGGCGGCGCTGGGGCTTCTAAAGCATTTGGTTCTTTCCACTCAACAGGACGCTTGGTAGCTTCTCTGCTGTCGGATGCACGGGAGTCTCTTACTACTTCTTCTGTAACCTCCATTTTAATTTCTTCAACTCTTGAAGAAATTTCTTCTATAGTAGGTTCGTTAGTTTCATTTTTTTTCATATGCGATTACTCCTCTATGTTTAATTGTTTAGCATATTCTTCAAGTGGCACATTCAGTTTTCTAGCAATTGCTACCTGTGATGATGTGAGTTGCACAGTTCTGCGACCAGCTTTATTTACCCCTCGCGTAGCCGAAGCTACAGTTTGAGTTGGCTTAATCGTATTTGTAGTATTATTACCAAATTTGTGGGGAAATTCAAGTTTTATTCTTTTATCTAACTCGATATAATAATCCTCACTTTGTGGGTCAAATCCTTCTTCTTCTACCAATATTTTGTGCATGTCAAACGCTGTATAGGTCATGGGACTGTCTTTCCCAAACCAAGGGTTATTCTCTGCCCATTCTGTTGCTCTCGCATCAGGTTTTGGTTTCTGATCTTGTTGAATATTAATTGGTTGATTTATCTCACTTACTTGTCTTTTTTCTTTAGCAGTGTTTTGTACTTTCATTTCTGCTAATCTTGCTTCCTCATAACCTAGTTTAGCAATTTCTTTTTGTGCATTAACTTCGGCTGTGATGTCGCCATCTTCTCTAGCTTTTCCTAATTTAGCTTGAGCAGACTCTAAAGAAGATATAATTCTATTTTCCATTTCTGAAACATAGCCTGTGTCTAGTTTAGATAATCTATCTTTGAGAACTTTTTGTTCGGTAATAACAGAACGAGCATATTTTGTAGCCTCTTGTTCTCTTCTTTCCGATTCTCTCATACGTTTAGTTAGTTTAGCAATTCTTTTTTTAACACCGTCGCTATACTCTTCTAACTCGTCTTTTTTTGTTTCTGTTTTTTCTGTAATTAACTCAGCAGGTTTTTCTTCCGGAGCTGGTGTTTCTTTAATAGTAACTTCTCCTTCGGGTTGTGCTGCAGGAACATCAACTGGTTGTTGTCCTTCTTTTACAGTTTCTTCTGGTAATGTGACTTCGGCTCCAGGACCGTCTGTTGGTAAGTCTATGATCTTATCGTTTTTGTCCTCTGGCATAGGTTCTCCTATTGGTTAGTATTGATGCAAGATATCCGTTGGATCCTTGACTGTTGCTAAAACTTCGTCGTCATTTAGCAGACGTACTTCACCACCTTCAATTTGAATTCTTGATCCGGCATAACGTGCAAAGACTACCCAGTCTCCTAATTTACACCAAGGTCCAGATTTCTCAAATCTTTTTCCCGTATAACTTTCAGGTCCCATCGCTAAAACATTTCCAACTTGGGAACCTACTTGTTGTTTTTCTAAAGTAGACTCATTCATAATAACTCCACCTTTAGTTTTTTCATCCATTTTAAATGGTAAAACTAAAATTCTCCAACCTGTTGGTTGAGGGAGTAAAGACGTTACATCTTTTTCTTTTTTTGGTTCTGATTTTTTTACACCAACGAGTGGTGTATTAGTTAACTCAATTTTTGGGCTTGAGTTTGTGGATATTGTGGTCTTCGTCATCGTTTTGCTCCTTATCTTTTAGCAGGTTAGAGATTTCCTGTAAAACTAGTTGATATGCTTTTAGTTGTCCTACCATATACTGATATTTGTCCCAATTGTCAACTTGACCATTTATCAATACGTTTGAGATACCATCTTGAGTATCTTTGACTTGTTTTTGTAACTTAAACAGTAAATTAATGCCGTCCATTATTTATCCTTTCTTAACTGGTATACCACCACTTGGGTAACCAAATTTATTATTTCCCATAACTGGAGAATATCCTGCTGCGTTTGATAGGCCACCAGCTCCTAAAGGTTTACCTACTGATCCACCTTTTTTAAGTTCTTCTCTCATTTGTCTTGCAATTTCAGATGCTACAGCTTCTTCTGACATAACTCCATCTTCCATTTCTCGTACACGGTCTTCAAATTCTTTTTTTCGTGCTGCACTATAGTTTTTTGTATATATATCTGTGACGCTAGACATTATTTTCCTTTTATTAAATGTGTTGCTTTAAGTCCATAAACGCTAGCAATTACTCCAACAAAAATTGTTTGATACCATAAAGGTAAATTTCCAAAGTGCACAAAAAATAATTCCATTTTTTCCATGTGTACAGGATTATCTGACCATACCGACCATCCCAACATTACGATAGGGACCGAAAGTAAAAGCAAAATAAATTCGTCTTTCCAATCTGATTGTCTGGATTCTAAAAGTTTTCCCTGGTAAGCTTCCTCACCTCGGGCCATTTTTGATGCATGCATAAGCTGTGCATCTGACATAGCCATCTTCGTTCTCTGTTTATTAGCGTAAATTTTACTGCCAGCAGAAACGGCTAATTTAATTGCCGATAACCACATAGCTTAATACCAAGTAGCTTTAACTGGTTTTTTGTCAGGTCTCATTCTTTTAGTACCTCTAACATTTACTGTTTGAGATTCTGTAGGGTCTGTAGTTTCAATTACAACACCACCTGTAGCACAACCATCTTTTGTAACTCCTGGTCCTACAGTAACTTTTGGTTCTTTAACAAAACCAGATCCTATTTGCCAATTTTTCATTATTCTGCTCCTTTAGATTCGTCTCTTCTATCTTTATAGCTTTGAGTTTTTGTAGATTCTTTGCCATCTCTCATTCCTAAAGATTCGTCAAGTCTATCGTTCGCACCTTGTTTCTTAGATCCACTAGCTTTACTAGAGTTAGGGTATCTTACAATGTAGGGTCTATTTCCAAAGTCATTTCTCATAATATTTTCTCCTATTGTTTTTTTACTTTAAATAATCCGGCAAGTCCACCACTATTTGCATTAAAAAAAGACCTACGTGTGTTCTGTCTATTTCTAAGTAAATCCAATGTGGCCATATTTGATAGGGATGATGTCGGTTCTTCTATTATTACGTCTTCTGCAATAAGTTCAGGAACCACAGGGGCAATAGTTTTATTGGGTCCATCGTTGTTTCCACCATCAAATGTTGTTGTTTTAGTAGTATTTTTATTTGTAGTATTTAAGCTATTAAATTTATCCACAACACTTTTACCTAAATCAGTATTTAATGCTTTTTCGATAGTATCTAAAGTAGAATTTATTTGAGTCTTAGATAGTCCTGTTTTTTTAGATATTGCTGTTTTTGCCGTACTTGTTAAAACATCTTTTACCAGATCTTTAACTGATTTAGTTTTAGTTGGATCAGAGACTATATTTGAAACTTTTAAACCAGTTCTTACATTAGAAATTGTTTGAAAAGTTTTTGTAACTGCAGGGTTAAGTATTCCCAATGAACCAATAGTTAAAACAACATCCAATAAACTAAATGGTGAAGGATTAAGAGTTCTATCCACATCTTTTATATTTTTATTAATATTTTTAACAGCGGTCTCGTGCCAAGTATCTTTTGTTATGTTTGGACTAAATGTAGTTTTAGTTTTTGTGTATGCGGGAATTGGTTTACCTGTTATTTTATGTAATTTTGGTGTTGTTATAGTTTCATTTATTGTTCTAGTTTTTGGTCCAGTTGTATATTGGTCTGTTCTCATTTTTTCTCTGTTGCTCTCTGGGTCATTTGTTGGTCCAGGTGCAGTTGTTGGTCCAGCTACGTTTGCCATGTTACGACCATCACCATCACTACCGCTACTTGATGAACCAGAACCTGCGGCCGCACTAGCGGCTGAATTAGCGGCATTACCACTATCTTGTGCTGCACCGTATCCTCTATACCCAGGTCTTGAACCATCTGGATTAGTTCTAACTAGTTGAGGAACTTTACCACCTTCACTCATAAACAAAGTTGTTGCAGACTGGTCGCTTGATAAAAAAGGTTGTTTCTCTGGTGCAGCTGCCATTAAATTAATTCTGTCGTCAACCATAACTTCTTCACCGTCATCGGCTTCAACAAATTCCATGTTTGCTTCTTCCGTTCCTAAAATTCCTGCTTCACCTGCATCCGATGTAGACATTTCTAAAGTGTATCTTTCTAAATACTCCGCATGATTTTCATTCATTTCAGCTATATCAGGATTGCTTTCGTAAATTTTTTTCCAACCTTCGTAGTTTGGATCTCTAACTTCTTTTTCTACAAATAATTCATCTAAACCTGCCATTAGCACTTCCACTTTCTTAATGACTTATTAATTCTTGAATTAGGATCATTAGCTGTTTTAGATGATGTTAATTTTTTTTTCATGCCACCCATACGAGCGCAGAAAGATTTTTTTCTAGATCCACCTTCGGGCTGTGGTGCCTTCAGGTTAGATCCAGGATTAGCTTTGTTGTAAGAAGCACGGCCTTTAGCATTTAATCCACCAGAAGGATTTTTACCTTCTTTTCGAGTCCATGCTGCCGTAGCCATTACGCCTTAACCTTGTTTTTTTTACTGTTTGGAAACCCTGCTTTCATATTAGCATAAGCTTTAGGTGTGATAGTACTTTTCGCTTTACTTTTTGAAGTACCAGCTTTTTTCTTAGCATTTATATTTGCGTATAGTCCTTGTCTTGCCATAATTATCTCCTTGGTCCTTTTAATGTACTTACGTCAAATCTTTTTGTTGCATCGGCTTTTGCTTTTGCTTGGTTAGACATTTTTTGTTTAGTTATTGAAGTTTCAGCTCTAAGTTCTGCTAAATCTTCTGTTTGGTCCATTTTTTCTTGTTGATAGCTTTGGTTCATCATAGCTTTCATTTTATCTAAGTTCAACCTTGCATCATCTTCTTTTTGTTTTCTTAAATTGTCTTGGGCTTTAATATCTAGTTCTCTTGCTCTTAATTTAGCAATCGGATCATTACCAAAATCACCCATAAGTTTATTTTGTTCTTTAACAAACTCTTCAGTCATTTCAGAAATTAATACCGCTTTTCTAGATTCAATTTCCATTATCAATCGATCCATCTCTTGTTTAAATTCTGGATTTTGTTGTGCTTCAGGATTTTGCATCATTTGTTGTAGTTGTTGTACTTGCATTATTTTTTCCTGCATTTCCATTTGTACCTGTTCATCAGACATTAATGAAATGTGTTCAAAAATATTTTTTTCTAAAGCACCCATAATTATCGGACTGTTCTGTGCCATTGTCGTTGACATAAAAGAAAGGTGCGATGCAATATGAGCTTGGTGATCTTGTCCAGTAAATGCTTCAAAAGGTGTACCTGCTAAAGCATCAATATGTTCTAGTGCTGGGTTTTTTGGAGCCGGCTCTGGCGGTGGTGGTAATATCTGATCAATATTTTTTACACCAATCGCGTGATACATATCTCTATAAGCTGCATATAAATCATGCATCTCTGGATTTGATTGAGCTAATTGTAATTCTGTTTGAGCAATAGATACTCTTTGAGTTGATGAAAATATATTCGGATCAGCAACCGGTAGGATATCTACTCTGTCATCAAAGTCAGCTTGTTTGATTTGTTTATCAGCACCTACAACTTCATACGGATAAACCGCAGGGAGGTAAGTTGAAAAAACATCCGACAATAAATTAAACTCATTCTTCATAGAAGAATAAAGTCTTTTATGGATTGCTGACATGACTCTTGAACCACGTTCTAAAAGAGCTACAGTTGTACCAACAGCTGCTTGTTGGTTCCCGTCGCCAACCTGCATATCAGCAATTGACGCGAATCTCTGTCCAGCCTGAACACAAATCCCCATCAGTTGTAATAATGTTTGCGAAGGTTCTTTGTAAGGCAAAGTCATAAAAGCATCTCTAAGATTTCCACCAGGTGCATCTACATCTCTAAACTCACCGGGTTGTAATGATTGTGCATCGTTGTTAACACGAATACCTCTCATCTTAAATCCTGCTGGTAAATTGGAGAGTGTACCAGCATCTATTAGTTGACGTAGGGCAGAAGTTGCTGCTCTTGTTAAACCACCAATCATGTGAATTAATCCAAACCCATAAAAACCTAATCCTGGTAAAAATTTAAAATGCACGAAGTAATCAATTTTAAGTTTCTTTGGATCATCTACTTTATAGTTTCTTCTGATTGATAAAACCTTTCTTGAACCACTGTCGACAGTTATAATGTAAGGAATTTTAATTCCTGTAGGCATACCGTCTGCTGATCTATCTTCAAAACCTTCAAGGTCAAGATTAGTATGAAATTCAACCAACGTATACATCTTATCGTTTTTTTGTTGGCCGTTCATTTGTGTGCCTTCTAACTCTCGTTCTTTTTTCTTAACTTCAGTTTCTTCTGCGTAAGGGGCAAAGATTTCTACATCTCTATAAAAACCTGCTACTTGTTGTTTACGTAAATCATTTTCTGAAATTTTTATTGTATGACAAATTGCTTCAGCATCCTCTAATGAAGTTGCTGTGTAAGGCACTACTAAATCATCCGCTGGAATAAATTTAGAAACCGCTCTACCTAACAGGTCATCATAATAAACTTTTTTAAACGTCGAACCAGCTAATGGCAGATAAAATAACATCTGATCAAACTCAGGCTCATACTCTTTCATAACGTTCATGATTTGATAATTCATAAAATCACTAACCCGTTGTGACTGAGCTTCTTTTTCGGGAGTTGAGGCTCCTAAAATTTGAGTTCTGATTGGGCCATCGGCTGGTAATAACTCTTTGTAAGCTTGCGCTTGAAATTGTGTAACGGCTTCTGCTAGAACGGGGTGAGTTGCACCACTTGCTCCTTGGAAGGGTTGTGTACGTTGTTCAAACTGAAAACCTAAAAGATCTAACCCTTTTGAATAAGATCTTTCCCATTCTCTTCTTGATTCTCTGTAGTCAGTATAGTTACCATAAAGTTCTGAACCCAAAGGCTGCAAAATAGAGTCTGGTAAAATGTCTGCTAAATTGGCGTAGTGATTGTCTCCAGATTCTTGAGACATGGCACCAGGATCAAAGTCTATATCAACTGATCCATCAGGATTTTCGGTAACTTCAGTATTTTCTGAAGACGGCATTGATTCTTGCATTTCTGCAACAACTTCTGTCTGCTCCGCTTCTGAAGGTACAGTTATATTTTGCCTTACGTTCGGTAAGGATTTATCTACGTCTGCCATATGTTGTTTTCTCCAATCTTTCTGGTTTATCTTGTTTTGGTTCATTAATCAAGCCTCTAGGCTCTGGTCCCCTTAATGGAGGGATCTCTTTCCACTTAACATGTTTCATGTTTTTAACTAATGTCGGGTTTTTCATTATCTTTTTCTAAAATGATTAGCAATGCCGCCTTGAGCTAAAGGTATATCGTCTATATTAAATTCAATATCAATTGTTTCTCTATCAAACTCAGTATCATAAGTACCCCTGCCTCTATTATCTTTTATATCTGCTAAATATTTTGCATAAGCGTCAGCGACTTTAGTACTATTCTCGTTTGGAATATTTTTAGTAGCTTTAGTTCCAAAAATTTCTTCAAAAACAATAATTGGGTCTTTACCTACTTTTAAATCAGCTGCTTGTTTTTCTGTCAGGTATTCAGAGTTCATAATAATACGTCGAGCCACTCCTTTAGCGTTAGCAAACTTATTATTTTCATTATAATTCATTTTTAAAACAGATTCAGTGTCTAAAGCGTTTTTGTCGGTAATTTTTGGTTTAATTTCTCCTTTAGCAATAGCCATGTCTTTAGCTTTCTTAGCATCAGACATTGTTTTTGCAATTTCTATGTTCTGAAGTATTTTATCTACCAACGGACTAACAGATTCTGGTCTCTTGACGCTAGGAACTGGCGACTTGGAGTCTTTTGTTAGTTTAATAACTTGTGCAGACTTTAATGGTGCAGGGTTTTTTGATTTTTCTATGTCTTTTAAGTTTTGTAAAAATTTTTCTTGCTCTTTTGGTTTAGAATTTTTTAAAGTTCTAGCCGTTAGCTTAATTTCTTCTATAAATTTTGCAGGAAGTTTACGATTTTTTGCAATCCACAATAAAGCTTCTTGAGAAATAGGGTTGGTGTACAAACTTTTACCCATTTTTTGGATATTGCCACCAATACCTAAAATATCTTTAGGTTTAATTCCTAGTCTTGCTAGAATTTTATAAATTTCTATTAAAACTTTCATTAATAATATGATTTGTTAACGATTGGCATAATTTGATCCTTATAATCTTCTGGGTGGTTGATAAACCCACCTTGTCTAAACCTCATTACTGCTTGTGTTGTACTATCCACTAAGTCATCATTATCACCAAAAGGAAAAGCAGCGCATTCCTCTATGACTTCTTGGGCAAACTGTAAATGTGTAGGCGCCCAAACCTGTCCACTCTCAAAAATCGGTGCAACAGAGTTTACTCTAGAATGTTTATCATTACCTCGCGATGGTGTAAAGTTAATAACGGGTATACCCATAGCGCGAAGCTCGTAGGTTAGAGGTAGTCCGGATGCTTTTGCTTCTATCAACACTGTTTCAGGATCCCAATATTTATATAATTTTAATGCCTCACGTCTAAGCTCTGGAAATTCAAAACGATCTTTAACAGCATCTAATAAAATCATTTGCTGCGGACTGTCTTCAGACTCCCTAAAAATACCCCAGGTAGTAATAGCTGAGTAATCGGCAGTTTCTTTTTTTAAAAATGCAGTATCATAAGATTGTATGACATGATCACAGGAAGGAATGCCTCTGTCTTCTGGCCACTTCTTCCACCACTCTCTTTTTAATAAAGCTCCTTCCTCAGAAGTAGGATTCTGCATATACTGTGCATTCCATTTTGGAAGTGCAACGGATGCTTTTACATTTAATAATTGTTCTAGTTCCCAGTACTCAGGCCACACGGGTTTATTGCTTGGAAGGATTGCAGGAAATTCTACAAGTTCCCATTGGTCTGCTTTAGGGTCTGCAGCTTGTGCTGCTTGTAATCTACCTGTTAAATCTTTTGTATTCCATCTTGTCATAACGAGTACAATTACTCCGCCGGGCTGAAGTCTTTGTCTGGGTCCTGATGTATACCACTCGTAAGCACGCTCTAAAGATTTTGCATTCATGGCATCTTGCTCTGAGTGTGGATCATCAATAATTAATAAATCTGCACCACGACCTGTAACCGCACCTTCAACACCAACTGCAAAATATTCTCCACCTTGTGCCGTCTGCCAACGTCCTGCAGCTTTACTATCTTCTTGGAGTCTAGTTGGAAATACTTCTTTGTATTCTTCACTGTCCATTAAATGTTTTGCCTTACGACCAAAACGTACAGCAAGTTCGGCTGTGTGAGTTGCTTGAATTATTTTTAATTTTGGTCTGTTACCAATCATCCATGCAGGGAGTAGGAATGATGCAAATTCAGATTTTGTATGTCTGGGTGGCATATTGACAATAAGCCTCTTAGACTTT